CAAAACGTTCAAAGTTGCCAGGGTTGCGAATGATGTGATAGCGGTCGCCCACTTCATCAATACTCACACACAAGTCAACTCTGCGAAAATGTTTCCACTTGTCGATAACTCGACGGTTCAGTGCGCTAAGATTGGTATCATAACGCAGGATGATGTCTTTGGCATGTCCACCCGCAATCAATCGTGTCAGACATTCTTCCATTGCTGGCACCAGCAGTGGCTCGCCACCAGTAAAGTAGATGTATCTCAACTCAGGACTGACAGCATCAAACTTGTTCCACCACACTTCAGTTTCCCACCACTTGGGCGGGTCTTTGAGTAGGAATCTGTCTGCGCTCTTGATTCGGTGTGGTTCCTCCTTCATGTCTTCCCAGTCCTTCTTCCACAAACTGCTGAATTCAGGACTGCACATGATGCACTGATAGTTACATAGATTGCCAAAACGCAAATCCAAGTTGATCACTCGAGCAGTGCTAGTACCATCTTCAGCAGTGAACTCATCTGCTGTGCGTACATTCACATACTCGGGAATCTCTCTTACAGTCTGGCCAATCACTCGTTGCCGTTTGCTCATGGCACCCGGCCCTGCTGCCTCACTTAGGTAACAGGTGTTGCATCGCTCGGGCTTCTCGTTGTTTCGAAGCATAATGCGATGGCTTTTGTGTGTTTCGCTATTGACGCCTTCTTGGAAAGAGTGCGTCATCACATTCATTACACGACCGTCAGCGTCCAGGCTCATGCCATAGTCCTTGCCCATGTTGGCAAGGCAGCACATTTTAAAGTTGCCAATGGTGTCAATTTCCAATTGACTCCAGGGCTCTGAGCAAAAACTCTGATAGTTGAAAGGCATAAGTATCTCCTACGTTTACTTATACTGATGATGGTGGGTGATGATGGTAACGCTCCACGTGCCTTGACTTCCATACCTTCAGGAACGGTTTTACAGACCGCCGTATGGGGCAACACCCTTGATAAATATTAACATGACAAAAATCAAAAACCTCTGCGTGAACGGTTGCAGTTACATGAAAGCCTACGATGCTGGTCCAGGATTTGGACACCAAGCCCTAGCTGAACAGTTGGGCATTGCGACAGCCGAAACACTGTCCATTGGTGGCAGTTGCAATTCACGAATTCTCCGCACCACTTTAAAACACAGTTACCTTGTTGCAAAAGAACCCACACTGTATGTGTTGGGCATGACTTTTATTGGACGAGGCGAACTACCGATATCACGAGTATGTGATGACCGACCCAGTGGGCCAGGTTCAGTATTTGAAGGGCCCTGGCTCAATCCACAAAATCAGGGTTATAGTGATGATTGGGACGTTCACTGGGACGCCCAACTGAGCAACAAATGGAACAAACTGCGTGTGGTCAGCGAACAATTCACGCTTTCCTGGCGCATGGAAGACCTGATGTATCAGATGTTGGGCGCGATAGCTGATCTTAAATCTCGAGGACATCAGGTCATCATGTATCAGCAGGCCGATTTTACAGTTCTGGATCACATTGACGAGCCCATGCTTGCACCATTTGCCAGTACCCCCAACATTGTTGACGGATTCAGATGGTTGGCAGTGCCTTACCAACTGACTAATGATGTACCACCCATGGGCTACACTGTGGCACCCAATATTATTGGACTAAAGGACTCACACAAAGTGCCTGCACACATAGCACACCCTGCCAACGGTCACCATCAGGTGCTGAATGATTTCCTAGTCGAGTATATCACTCGACATAATCTTCTCGACACTCTTTAGAATGTCGGTAATAAAACACACTGCTCATCTGCTCGCGCAATTTGACTGTTCGGCAGTGTGCTTTATTACGCTACCATTTTACCACTAGTGTTTCCACCACTAGCTTCTCATCCGGTAGGCCGCCCTCATTAATAGCCCGTGTTTTAAGTGCGGGCAGGGTCGCGTTCCCTATACACACTTTTCTAGATCCGAGTAAGAGCCCTTGACGGGTCCTTACTTCTAATCGCCACATAGAACTTGGCTCGTTTCAACTTTTCTGCAATTAGCGATTCACGCTCTTTGCTGTCCAGTGTTACTAACTTCATCCATGTAGCAGATCGTTCTTTAACTTGTTCTGCTTTCTGCATCTAACTCCAATTCTTTCTATCTATAAAAACGAAACCCTGGAACCTTTCGGTGTCCAGGGTGTTGGGAAAAATTGTTGCTAATCAACTTACCTTTCCGAACACCCCCGACAATCCCACTCTGTATTAATGCGACTGGGGGTACCAGTATAACCACAGGCAGACATCTGCACTGGGTTATGTGCATTAAATTTCAACAGTGACGATATAAGTGTTTTCATGTTTTGTATTGTAAACGGTTTCTCAGTTGTTGTCAACTACTCTTTCAATTTATTTAGTCTTTCTGGAAAAAAACTTTCTTCTTCTTTCTTGGTGCGGATGAAGGGACTCGAACCCCCACGTATTGCTACGCCAGAACCTAAATCTGGTGCGTCTACCAATTTCGCCACATCCGCATTCTGAACTTGTATTGTATGTTATTTAGTACCCGGTGTCAAGAATTTATTTTAAGTGCGTACACCAGAATTTCTGGGCAATCCAAGATCACCACATCTGTAGGGTACTTGTTGGCTTTAGTGCGCCAGCGTGGCTTGCCCATCGCTTCCACACCCACCATCTTGGGATTCAGTTTGACCACCTTGCCTATTGTCAGCATGTTGGACTCGGGATATGCCACTGGATCACCCACCTTGAGTGGGCGTCCCAGCTTGTCTACGTGTTGAATTTCTGTCTTGGACATTACTTCACCAATGCGTAGGGTTTGTTCCACTTGCCGATGTTTACATCAACATACCAGCCCACATCAAAGTAGTCAGTTTGGATATCCGAGTTGTCGTGATTGCCAGTGTTCATTGCAGGGATCAGTTCACACAAGAACTCTTTGGCTTTGCCTGAGAAGTGTTCTTTGTACCAGTAGGGATTCACATCCAGTGAACGATTTTTGCGGATGTAGTCGATCTGGTCCTGCGATATTTTGCGACCGTGCATCACATTGCTGTCAGTCTCGATGAAGTTCTCGATAAAATCAATGGCACCCTGCTTGATGTTGACCACCAGGGTGGAGTGATTATGCACTGCCAGGCTGGCTTTGATGCCGTACTTCTTGCAGATGGCCTTGACCACGGGTGCGATCTGCGCTTTGCGTTCTTGACTCATGTATGCCATGTCAGTTGCTCCTGATTAGATGTAAAAGTTGGTGGTGTAACCCATGCGGTCGTAAACCATTTCACGAACCATGGTGTCCGTCATTTCTGACAGGGTCTCGTCGTTATGTGCCATACGCGACATTTCTGCGTACAATTCAGGCCAGCTCAGGCTGTACTGCTTGGCATGTTTCACCAGGGCGGCGACCACATTGTTGCCGTGTTCAGTATACATGCCAAAATAGGGTTTGTTACCAACAATTTCTTGAACATCTTGTGTAAACTGGTCCATTTGAAACTCCTGTTTTGCTGTCTATGTCTGAATTATACTGCAATTCTGGCTCTGGGTCAACCAGAATTTGCAACTTTTTTCTGTAACAGAAAGTACTACTTTCTTATGCGGCTTCCAGCATGTTGGCGGGCACTTTCCACAAGCCAGTGGCCAGGCGACCTGAGTTGGCTTCTTGCACTGTCACATACTTGATCGCCACTTTCTTCACAGTGCCAGTCACCGTGATGCCGCGTTTTGTGCTGTTAAACTTGACAGCGTCACCCACTTTGAACGAGCGAATCTTGTCCTTGCGAAGCTGAGCACGGGCCCAGGCCACTGCATCGTTGATGCTGGTCAGCTGGTCGTTTGTAAAAGTGCCAAACATGATAGCCTGGTTGATCTGCTGGATTGTGGTCAGTTGTTGCATCTGGAACTCCTGTTCTGTTTAACGATGCCTAAATTATAGCATTCTGGGCCAGAATGTCAACCAGAATTCCGTTGTATTTTCGCTACAACGGAAGTAGTACTTTTTGTTACTGCAAAGTCACAGTCTGATCAGTGAATCGCAAGTACTTGATGTTCTTCAGCTGATCAGTGCCGTCAACGCCCGAGTGTGAGACTGTAGCAGAACTGGCGTTGCCTGAGATGGAGTACTGTGACTTGGGTCCCGAGTACACCACGGTGTTGGTGCCCAGCCCACCATCCACTTTGCAAGTGCTGGCACAACCGCTGGCGATGGTGTCGTTGCCTGCAAAAGTTCGGATGTTCTTGCTACCGTTGCGATTGCTGATGGTGATGTCCTTCTTGAACTGTGTGCGGAGATCAATTGCCACGGGCACGTTGACCAACATGGTCACTGGCCCACCCAGGTTGTCGGGCACTGTGGCTTTAGCTAAGAAGTTCAGTTTACCACTGCTGTTGCGATAGGCAATAAACTTAGGGCTTTCCTGATTCTCCACACGCCAGGTGATTGGTGCCACTGGTGTACTCAGCATCTGCGAACGCATGTATGTGAGCACTTGTGTGCCCATGTTCTGGAACTCGTCGTGCATGGCCAAATGAAACTGGCCAGTACCGTCATTCACCATGATGTAATTGCCATGTAGACTACGATTGCGACAACCAGCAGTTTTACAGTAGGCGTCAGTCTGAGCCATCAGGTAGGTTTTGATGCCACTATTGTCTAGATCCACTAGACGCATGTCATAGTCATATCCAGTATTTTCGTTGAACGGCATATTGCCTGCGGTTTTGTCTACAAACGATCCAGAGCCATTGTTGATCAGGATCTGCAACATGGCCTTCCAACCTGGCCAGATCTCACTGCCTATAATCATGTCATCCTTGCCGTCCTGATTGACGTCATCTGTCCAGACACGGCTCTGGTGTGTTTTGTTGTTACTGCTGTCCCAAAAGCTGGTAAACGAATTGTATTCAGGCTTGTTGTTAAAGAACGGTGCAGGTAGCTCAGTTGCTGGTGCAGAAAATGCACTGGTGTTGTTGCCACTGTAGATCAGTCCACGCATGGCTGTCATGCTAGCGTCCCATTGTTTGCCCAAGTCCCAGCCAGCGTCAGCCACAACAATATCAGACTTGCCATTGCCAAGAAAATCTCCCAGAGCGGCTGATGATCCTTCCAGATCTATACCATTTACTGTCAATCGTGTAAAGTCAAAATTCAATCCGTTGTATGTGTACACACCCACAAATCCACGACCCGCAGTGTTGTAACTACTGATCATGATGGCATTTTTGCCCTGGTACTTGACCAGTTTACCATCGTGTGCCAGCACTGCATCAGTACCAGACGCCAACATGGGCACACCCCATTGTGCTACTAGACCCACTTTATCAAAAGCACCATTGCGGTTGCTGATGTATGCCACACTACTCTTGGCTTTCATAGGGCTTTCGTTGTAAGCGGCTAGGAAGATATCGTCTTTGCCGTCACCATTAAAGTCACCAATTACCACACTGCCAGCGCCGTTGGTCAAAGGGCTGGGTACCATTTCACTGGTAGCCACACGCAAAGTACCATCAGACTTCTGAGCCAGGATGGCCATATTGACCTGGTAAACGTCAGGGTTATTAGCGGCATCTTTATTCCATGCCCAGCCAGTTAGTACTATACCTTCTGCTTGATCTGTTCCAAAACGACCCACACCATACATGTCAATCAGTGCAGTGTTATTGCCGTTCATTGACTGATAAATGTTAGGATCATAGGTACCAATAGTGGTCAACTTGGAAGTGATATCAACACTAGAGTAATCACTAATGCTGGTGGCATCTGCCGCTTGGACCATGGTGGATCCAGTGCCAGCGGCACCACCGCCTCCTCCGCCCCCACAGGCAGTGAGTAGCACTAGGCTCAACAGGCTCAAACTAGTTTTTAGTTGCATACATTTCCTTGATGTTGCTAAGGTGATGCTGTATTGTATTTGAATGTCAACCTTGTGTCAACCATAAATATTTTCATGAATTTTATCAAAGATGAGGCCACTGGGCTGATTGGGCACAGAGAAGTAGCGAGACACGAGTCGTTCAGCGGGTCTGACGATGAAGAGACTTACAAAGAGTCGTTAAAAACCCAGCCAGCTGACTGGATCTATCGTAATACTAAAGTAACATACAAGCGCAACGAGTACGGGCATCGCACCATTCCCATGTCCAACATCAAGCAGGACGGATACTTACTGACCACTGGTTGTAGTTTTACTGAAGGTATTGGATTGCCAGTAGAGGATGTCTGGCCGCATGTGTTAAGTCAACGCATGGGCAATATTCCCTACTACAATCTGGGGCTGGCCAGTTCAGGTCCTGATTTGGCCATGTATAATCTGTGTCGCTTCCTCACTGCGTGTCCATACGCTCCTGGGTACATTGTGCTGTTTGTGCCCCCGCAAGATCGAATGTTTTCACTTGGTTATGGATTTGGTGACCGTAGAGTAAGGGCATCAGGCCCGTGGGACGAGAACGAGGGCGGACTAGGTAAGTTGTTCCAATTCAACGTCAAGTATTATACATTTGACACCAACTTGTTAAAAGTTGATGCCACTTGGAAAGTCCTAAAACACGTGATGCCCAAAACCAAATTTGTCGCATTCACATTCCACGATGTACCAGAAACGCATAACGATCTGGATCGCGCTCGTGATCTCATGCATCGTGGGCCACGAACCAATCAGGTGTATGCCGACTTTGCGTTGGGATTGATTAACAGTTAAGCCACTTCCACTTGAGCTTGCAATGGATGCTCGTATGCAGATGCGTACTGCATGATAGTGGTCTGTTTTGTTTCGGCAATGTCTTTAGTATATGTACCAGCTATGCCCTTGCCTTGCTCGTGAACCTGCAGAGTCACATGTGTTGCTTGTTCTATTGTGAGATTGCATACTTTGAGTAGAACTGCAATCACAAACTCCATGGGAGTGAAGTCGTCGTTCATCAACACCAGTTTGTACATGTCTGGTGGTTTGACTGTGTCCCGTTGTTCACCCAGTACTCGATCAATTACGTTATCTTCCATGTCAGTTGCACTTTTTACAAAATTTTCCACATATGGCCAACTTGTTGTCGGTCTCTAGATCCTGATACACCAGTTGATTTAACACACCGCTGTCCAGGATTTCACCAAGACTATAACGCCTTAGACTGAATTTGTCAACACCAATCTCGTGGATTTTGTTCAGCATTTCGGCATCCACAGTGTCCAACAACTGGCGCGGTTCACCATTTATGATCTGTTGCTGTGTTACTAGGCCTTTGGTCATTCTGTTACCAGTAAAACGACCACTGATGAAACAACAGGGCATCACATACAAGTCATAGGTGATAAAGATAAACAGAACTTTTTTATTTCGTCGTTCAATGTCGTCCCAACTGATACAATGTACGTCTTGTGTCTTGGCATTACGCCACATGTCAGTTTGATATATTTCGTAAGGTGCCCCTTCAGGAAAACGAAACTGTTCTCGTCCCGGGCGATTGAATGCAAGTGGTTGTGATTTGGGAACTTCTGGTATCACAGGTTCAGCCAAGTTCAACTTGGTCCAATTGTCAAGTAACTGATCCCAGTTGTGTGCTGGATATATCTGATTTATCAGTGGACGATATTGTTCTGTATTCAGTTTGGTAAGAGTGTGAGTGTGCTGATCATTTCGATCTTGTACCGCAATACGGGCTGGTCCATAACTTTCTTTTACGTGCAGAGTGTTCACCCCCACGTCACGAGCCCAGGCAATCACATTGGGCAAATCATGAATATTCTGATCAAACGCCAGGAATTGTAGCGTCAGTTGCCACAACCCGCTGACATTTTTTCGAAATGCACGAATATTTCGATCCACTGCTTCCCATTTGACACCTGCTCTGTACCAGTTGTTGACATCACGATAGCCGTCAATACCAAACGTCATTGTGACACCAGCGGCTGCCAGACGTTCATAACTTTCCACACTGCCAATGCCACCATTGGTACTCACTCGCACCTGACATCCCGGTTGTGTACGCACAATGTATTCGGCAATGTCTGCTATCTCGGGATTGGTCATGGGATCACCAATATTGCCGCAGAAGTTGATGGCCTTGATACCAGTAGTGTACTTGAGAGCTCTTTTAAATTCTCTTAATGTAGTATATCCCTGATCCACATCAGCCATTTGTAATGCAGTGGGATCGCGGCGCAGACACACAGGACAAGTGGCCTGGCAGGCACTGCTAATTTCCCAATCAATACTGTGGAGGTCGTCTTTGGTTACTAGGGGCATAAAAGAATGGAGCGGGAAAAGGGGCTCGAACCCTCGACATCTACCTTGGCAAGGTAGTGCTCTACCAACTGAGCTATTCCCGCAATCTTTTATTTACCCAAACTGATGGTACGGGTGGCCGGACTCGAACCGGCATGCCTTTCGACGGGAGATTTTAAGTCTCCTGAGTATACCATTTCTCCACACCCGCATTTGTTGGTGGGCTGGGAGGGACTTGAACCCCCACTCGGTCGATTATGAGTCGACTGTTTCACCTTTAAACTACCAGCCCGGATACTTATTTAATAGAAATCAGATAAGTGACACCTATTGTAGCAGGGAATCAGCTGGGTGTCAAGCACTTTGTATAAATATCAGTGAAAACCATTAATGGTAAACCACTATAGGAGAACTAATATGATGCAAAACATCTTAGAACGACTTGCAGAAATGTTTCCAAAACAAAACTATCAAAGCAGGTTAGACGCATACGTTACAAGTAAGAACCCACAAAACGCCGCCGAGGTGGACATGTGGATTCGTGAATACGAAATACACAAACAAGGATGGTCACAATGAAATTTTTAAAACAACTTCGAGAAATATTTGAGCAAACACTGACAGCGGCACATCTGGCACGCCTGGGCGAATACAAAGCCAGCGCCCGCGTGTTCAAATAATCACTCTTTACGACCCCAACCAATCCTGTTCCACACACGCTCGTGAGCCCAGAATAAAAATATCTTGGTCATGATTTCCGTCAGTGCAATGCCACTGGCCAATAATGCTTGGCCAGTGATTAGCCAGCTGATCAAAAACGTGTCCACTGTTCCTGTCACACGCCAGCTGACTGCTTTGGCTAGACTACGTACAGGAGTGTCACTCAAGGCCCATAGCCTTTCTAATCTTGGTAGCTGAAATATCAGTAATAGTGGGATCAAACTCTTCTTTTTCAATCTTGTAGCCCACGTCACGTCCGTAAGTGATATGTACGATATTGGGAACAACTTGAATCTCGTAACGGCCCTGATACATGGGGTCTAGGTCACGACGAATATAGTATTCCACTTCACTGATGGCAAAAGGATTGCTACCGTTCCAGCCCTGACAATCGCGGATCTGTATTACCACTTGCCCAGTCTTTTCTAGAGCACGTTCAAACAACGCACGATGGCCCTGATGCCAAGGTTGCCAACGACCCAACATCTGTACAGTTTCCTTCTTCCAGTCAAAAACTGGTCGACGAATTCCTTTCTGAATACAGTCGGAGATGATAGCAGACCATTTCTCAGCTTCTTTTTCGTTGATACGGAAATCGTACTGTACAGGTTTTACAAACATCTTGTTGGTGTCATCATAACGACCCTGCTCAATTGTATCCAACCAGATAGTCCAGTCAGCTTCAAAGTTGTCGCGCATGACTTCCAGTGGAGCAACAAAGTCGCAAATGGCGTAGTCAGTACCGCAACTGTCTGATAGTTCGCGCATACGATTGCTCTGGCGCACACGGCCAGCTTCACTAAAATCCCAGTCGTCCCATTTTTTGCGAATCTCATCCGCATTGAACCAGGACACTGAACGTCCAGAGTTCTGAAGTTGATCTAGTAGATACTTGGCCAGTGTGGTTTTGCCAGCGCCTGGCAGGCCCATAATTAAAATACGTGTTGTCATGTCAAATCCCTTTTAATGTGTTCGTAAATTGTTTCAGCAACCAACTGATGCCCTTGTTCTAAAAAATGACCCCCAGGGCCGCTGGGCAAATCCTTGCACCATTGCAACATGGTGCTTCCCAGTTGGATATAATTATTTGTATCTATATACCGACGATCTGCACCTTCGAAACTTAGACTAAATGTATTTACAAATCTGTACGCCTGTTTAGTAAATTTAAAGTGATTCTGCAGGGCAATTATCTGAGCTCGTGTGGCCTGAAGTGCCAGTGCATCGTCATAATGTGTCTTATAGAATTCTCGGACGCCAGAGAATTTGGAGGCAGAGGCCATTACTGCCGATACTGGTAGCTCTTTGCCATTGTATGCCCAGTCCTGTCTATTATGACCAGTCCAGGCACAAATGATCATATTGTACTTTTTAGTCAGCGATTCCGAAACAGCTAATCTGAATATGCGTCCGTTACTGCCACCTGTTAAACTCATGTTGACCACTTCATGTCCAGTCATCTGTCCAATAAGACTGGGCCAGGAGTACGCACTGGGCGTCAATGGTTGAACTTTGGTGGTTTGTGGTACTTTCCAAAACAATCCATGATCATCAATTTGTTCTGCTGATGGCTGATCTGCCAACTCAGCGCCAAACGAAAAACTGTCACCAAGTACCAGAATTGTCATACACGCTTGAATCGGAGATAGACGCTGTGGCGATGTACGCCTGGTGGTACTGGGGTAATCAGCCCGTGCATTACACCACCAGGATTGGGTAACATGTAACCAAAATTGTTTCTATAGGGCAACTGGTACGTGATATGCTCGTCTGCGCTGTAGAATGTGGTGCCCAGATGGTTGATGTCTTCTTTAGTAATGTAGATCTGTATTGCGTGATCATACGCATCCACGATGTCTTTATGTGGGGTAATAGAGTAGCCAGGGAGGTCTTCCCACAACTGTAAGTCGTCGAACTCAACCCGATTGCCCACGTGATCTGCCACATAGTTCAACATGTTGTCACTGCTGACGTATGCTCGCACTAGATCCAGTGTAGCATCTGAACCCACATACACCTCACGTCCGCCGCGGTGTGCAAACTCGGACGGTGCGGCCCATTCGGGAGACCGTGCTACATAAGAGTCAAACAGAACCTGAAGATTGGTTACCAGTTCAGGCGTAAAATAATCTTCCACCAGGTATACTGTTTCACCATCAGGGTTTGTTATTTTGGTCGTGTTCATGAGCACACCTTGACACCATACAGTGCTTCGAAACGATCTGCGTCAGCACGATCATTCACCATGGGTTCGCCTCTGATGTTTAAGCTGGTGTTGAGTAACATGGGACACCCACTCACTTCGTACCATTTTTCAAGCAACTGTCGTATTCCTGATCCATCTTTTGGCACTGTCTGTACACGACTAGTCCCGTCGTGATGAATGATAGCAGGAAATAGGTCAGGATGCCTACAGCGAGCGACTGACTGCATATACCTGCTGTCACTCCAGCCACGAGGCATATCAAAGTAAGTGTCAGCCAGTTCCTCCAGAATAACGGGCGCAAAAGGTCTGAATTGTTGTCTACGTTTGATTGCATTTACTTTTCCTTTAATCTCTTCTCCTCTTGGATCCGCCAAGAGCGAACGGTTACCCAGGGCACGAGGGCCAAATTCGGAATATCCGGAAGCCACTCCCACAATAGACTGAATAAGTAGCTCATTAATAATGTCAGCAACAGGATAAGGGCCAGGAATATTATACCCGAGATAAGCACTACGCCAGTTAATTCTACGTCCATGAACCAGAGCGGCAGCGCCAAGGCTGCTACCAGCATCACCAGGATTAGGCATAATCCAGATATTTTCAAAGTACTCTCCTAAGAATCGGTTGGCTAGGCAGTTGAGTGCCACACCACCCTGATACACCAGGTTGCCCGTTGTGTCTAGATCACGAGCTATTGTCATGACCTCTCGTATCAGTTTCTCAGCAATCACTTGTGCGTCATAAGCCACGTTGTACTTATCTTCACTCAGCGTGGAGATTTCAGGTAATCCGATATGCAGATTCTCTTTAAACTTCAAGTCGCCTGCCAACAGATTGCTTTCAATGTCAGCAGTGCGATATTCGTTGGGTGTACCATATGCGGCCATGCCCATGAGAATGTATTCTTCGTCCATGGGCATCAGTCCCACATGGTCAGTGAATGCACTGTACATGAGACCAATACTATGTGGGTAACGACGATTCCAGATCTTCTTGTAGTGTGCTTGACCGTCCACATAATGTGCTGACCAAATACTAATAGTATCCCATTCGCCAATGGCATCAATTACCACAACTGTAGCTGAATCGAACGGACTTGTTTGGAATCCTGCGGCAGCATGACTCATGTGGTGGTTCTGATACACCACTGGTATCTTGGACCAGCTGGCATCACCCAACATGCTGGCCAGGCGTTTGTTTAGATTGCTGGCTTCAAAATTGAACAACTGACGCCATTGCCCAGTATACAGTTGGCGTGTTTTCTTGACCCAGGGAGTTTCATAATAACTGATGACGTCAGGTTTGCCGTGCTGGGCGATTTCCTTGATCAAGTTGGGATGCAGGTCAGCATCATGTTTGTTTTTGCTAAATCGTTCGCTATGTGATGCAAATAAAATATCACTACCATCTAGTAGTGTTGCTGCCGCATCATGGAATCCTGAGCTTATGCCTAATATTTTCATTTCAATCCGTTTTTCAATACATCAATAGTTATGCGATCACGAAAGATGTTGAAACGCATTTCAAAATTGTATGTGGCTTTGGCAACGTCGATATCATTGCCCCAACGCAACTGCTTGAGTAAATGATCAGCCCAACGTGCCATGTCATCCTTCATGATAGTCAGCTCAACTGGTTCAGGAAAGTGCTGATTGGCAGGGCTTAATTTCTGATACTGGCTCCATTGATCCAGGAGACTTTCTGCTAATTGTTTAACTAGGTCTGGATCATGGTCAGTGGTCACAATGTCACATCCTCCATGCCCGCTGTGCGTAGACGAACTATGTGTCCCATTTGCCACTGTTTGGCTTCCAGTCCCTTCATCACACCCAACCACTTGTTGCGTAGTAGAGCCACTTCGTTAATCAGTGTTTCATAATCGATAACTTCTGCCTCACCGTCCACATACTTTTCAGCATCACGGCTAGTTAATGCACGAGCATATCCTTCCAGATACTTTTGAAAGTGTTTGCGTCTTATCTTGCGTAACTGAATGTTCATGTAGTTCAGCACTGCTTCTATTTCCTGTAGCTGATTAAAGCGATGTTCAGTAATACCAGGAATATTACTGATAGCCTTCTCCACGTTACCAGTGATGCGGCACTCTGTTTTTGCCGCACCCAGTTCTGCTTCATAGTAAGCAATAAAGTCTGGGAGTAAGCCCAGGTCTGCGACAACTTTGTTATACCACATATTCAGTTAACCATGTAAATGTTTTACGCCAGTCGAGATTGCGACGACGATCTAGTTCGTCCAAGTATACTATTAATTTATGTATTTCGCGATCATTACGAACAGATTGCTGGATCTGTTTCATAATGCCCATCATATATCGTTTGGCTTCCACCTGCTGATGTGTGAGTCCTGGCATGGCTTTTAGGATACGCACAAAGTCATCGCGCCAGAAGTCCCCACCAAAAGCATCAGGATTTAGATGTGGGCGGTCATACACTGTCATAAAATGATGCCCGATCTCGCGTTTGGTGCGAAATTGATTGACGTACTCAATCATTTCAGGCATGGTTTTGATAGTAAGACTGGTTATGGTCTGATTGATGTTCAATCTGATCCAACCCTGCTCGACCAGATATTCAAAGTTTTTGCGCCACAATTCCAGATCCAGGCCGTGTCTGACATATTCCTGTTCTGGTCCCCAACAGTCGATGCTGGCTGTAAGATCAAATCGGGCAATACGACCCGTGTCCACCAGCTGTTTAATTCTGGCTATGTGACTGCGTAGACGATCATGACTGATCATGAGATTGCTGACCACATTAAACTCTAGATCGGGATTGGATCGTGTTTCTAGGAATTCCAGACAAATGTCAAACTGTGCCTGATAGAAAGGTTCTCCACCCAGCACATGCAGGCGGCGCACGGTCATGTAATTGATGTCCATCCATTCCCAGAACTGTTCGGTCAGCTGGGCATGATCGGGGTGTTTAACTGATCTGTTGTCAATTATCATTCCGTCACGCTCAAAGCGACCGTGGCGCAAATTTTCCTGTTGTATCTTGCTACTGTATCCGTCCCAGCAATAGACACAACTGAGATTGCAAACGTTGTCGAAGTACACCTCCACAATACGTGGTGTCACATTCGTGGCAGTGGGATCAGTGTCCAGCTCAGGCGGCGCTAGATCGGGCACCTGCATCTGCAACATGCGATCACTAAACCCACCTGCTTCTTCAATATTGCGACAATACTCACAGCCACCTGATGGCCATTCGCCAGCCAGCATCAGTTCACGATCATTTATTTTCCTGGGTGTATTGTGGAAATCCATGAACGTGTCTGGCTGCAACAGCGATGAGAACACTCTATGACACGAGTTGGTCCTTCCGTTGTATAACAGTATTGTGCTCCAGGTCCACTTTAACTGACAGGCAGTAGCAGACTTGATAGGAAAGACTTTAGGCATCAGTCCTCATAGCCGTAATCTTCTTCAGGGTCGTCGTCCTCTACACCAGACGCATACTCTTTGTATGCTCTACCCAGTGCTGAATCAGTACCGCAAAATTCCTTCAGTTCCAGGTCGCCCACTAGATCGACTAGAATGCTGACAATGTTGTCGGCAGCTTCCTGTCGGTCTTTAGCTGGAATATATTGCTTTAGGATAGTGTATGTTTCGCTTAAAACGTCAATATCAATACTCATGTCGATTCTTTCAAATGTTTTGCTGCCATCAGATCATCAGTGCATCCAGTACACCGAGTCTTCGTACAGACTGTTTGTGTGGGCAACAGTTCCCACCCAGTTTCCAGATTACCCAACTGATCATTGCAACACTCACCACCGTATATATCAAAGTCTGGACCAATGTATAGACGATTGTGACCAGCATCACAAAGCCAACCTTGCCAACGGTCCAGTTCCTGATTGTGTAGCCAATTGGCTTCCATACGAAACTTTCGATTGTCGTCAGTTGTCACTAGACAATTATAGTACTGGTGATTGTCAAATTGCAAGATTTAGTTTGCCTTTTAAGATTGGAACAGTCCTGGTCTGTTTGCTGTAATCTATGCTATTTACCATATTGCTGATGCCATGACCATTTAAAATTTCCACGTAATGTGGAATACGATGCCTGTTCCAGTGCTCGTCCATGATGTTCACGTGCATGTGGCGGCCTGCTGGCAGATTTTGTTTCAGCTGGATCATGGTGTCAAAGAATCGCTGTTCGTCCATGTGTTCCGAATGTGTACTGAACGATATGTTGTCTACCACCTGAAACATCCTCAAGTAGTAGTCATAGGTGGCACTGCCGTTGGTAGTGGCCAGTATCTGGTTAATGTCCGAGTAGTTGTCACGAAGCCATTCCACAAATGGTAGGAAATGTTTGTTGGCTGTAACTTCCCCACCAGTAAAACTGATTTTGTATAGTCCACGCCCTTGTGTTTTGTCGTGTATATCAATCCAGTTGGCTTGTAACGTTTCCAGATCCTTGTGCGGGCTGGAGTTGTCATGTACATCAGCGCCACAGTACATACAGTCATAGTTACACCGACGTCCCAGATTCCATGTGATGGAAAAGTGTTTGGGTATTGGATCTATTCTGATTACTTTCGACATACAGGTAGAAAGGCCCTGACATTACATCAGGGCCAGTCTTTACTCCTCAACAGTTGCTGGTGCTTCGACTGCTGGTGTGGGTGAGCCCAGATGCGGATTGGCTGTCATATCGGCCATGATTGTATCTAAACAACCATCGTCGTTGCGTTCCCAACCCTTACGGAACTTCTTGATAACTTCACCATCAGCAGTTGTATAGGTAAGACTGTTGCCTTCCTTTTTCAACATGCCTTTGGCTTCCACTAGATCCACAAGCCCTGAATAAGGGTTCATGCCGGTCTCATATGGAATCTTGACCTGAACACTTTCAAAAGGTTTGGCATATCGTGTCTTCATGATTTTACATGCGGCACGGATACCGTTCACTTCTGTAGTTTTGTTGCCGTCTTCGTCTTCCTTGAGTTTCAATTTACGCATTGCTACTACAATTGAACTGGCATAGATAAAGCCCTGACCACCTGAGATTTTGTCATCAGGATCGAACATGTCCTGACTTGCATAGGTGTGGTTGGTAGCAACCAGGCCCAAGTTCAAATCACCAAACATGTTTACACAGTTACGAACCAGTGCTGTCAGTGCTTTGGGTTTACGGCCCATGTCACCTTTCATGTCACCAGCTTCAAACTGATTTACGTCAGTGGGCGTCAACAACATACCCAGCGAATCCAATACAAACAACACCTTGGGACGATCGTTCTCTGGCAATGTTTTGTATTCTTTCACAAACTCACTGATCATTTTAGCCACGTCATCGATCATGGCCATGTTCAGCTTGAGCAGTTTGTCTTCACTAGTGTCCACGTTTAGAGCGTGTAACCACTTTTCATCTAGAGCGTTTTCTGTGTCGATTAGGATCACATAGATGCCCTGTGCTTGTGCGTTCTTGACCAAGTTGCCTGAACAGATAAAACTTTTACCTGCACCAGACTCACCAGCAAACACAGTCACTTTGCCCAGCGGAATACCGCGATTGAAGTCACCACTGATCAGGTAGTTCAAGGCATAATTGCTTGTACTAACCCAATCAGTAGGATCGTTGAAACCAAAACTCAAGCCGTCAATGCTTTTCGTCAAGGTCTTTCTAAATTTACTTACGTCGAATGGTTTTCCCATACTAATGCTCCTGATAGATTACCCGGGCACTGGGCCCGGGCGTATTTTTACTTCTGACGATTACGGATCATAGCCAGAATGTCTTCAGCACGTTGGCTGGAAGGCTTGGCCTGAACTGGTGCTGTAGGCGCTGGTGTATCACCATCGTCGTCACCCATGTCATCGTCATGGTGAGCAGGAGCAGATGCTACTGGAGCAGGGGCTGGAGCGGCCGCACGTGGTGCAGGTGCGCTTTCGTTTGAACCACCAGAGTTGCCGATGTTAACACCACTGGGTTTGTAGTATTGACCCCAGGCTTCTGGATCATAAGGTTCGCCAGCAACTGATGCTTCGAACATTTCTTTGATAACACGTAGCTCAACATCACCAGGCTTCTTGGGCAAGAAGTCTGACAACTTGTACAAGCCATATGTGTCGATTGCCGCACGTTCTTCAGCAGTCAATGCAGTCTCTTTGCGAGCCCACTTGCTGGTGCTGTAGTCAGCATAGCCACCTTTAGAAGTCTTGACAATCTGGAAATCCAGACCAGCTTCGTAATCAGTTGGCAATTCTTCCATGTCAGGATCCATCAGCGCACCTTTAACAATGTTAAAGATTTGTGGACTGATGATAAAACGACGGATGGGATTTTCTGGAAGTGCCGTTTCGTTCATTGGGTCTTCGTGTACAAAGCCCTGGAACAAATATGAACGCTTCTTCCAATATTTGCGACCCATTTCTTCTAGAGTCTTGTCCTTGAACCAAGGGCGGACTTCTGAAAGGATAGGACAGGTTTCATTCCACATTTCCATACAAGGAACTTGTACGTACACTGTTTTGCTTTCGGCTTGACCTTTTACTCCAGCAAATGGGAGTTTGATCATTGCACGTTCGATCCAGAAGAATGTGTTCTTAGAATCGCCATCAGGTAGGAACCTGACTCGTGATGTTGTGCCTTCGGGAATGTTCCAGTGTGAATAAATTGCTTTATCGCCACCTTGCGTAGCGCCACCGGTATTGCGGTTTTCTTGATTTTGCAGTTTTGCGCGGATTTCAGCCAATGTTGTTGCCATAATGTTTCTCCTTAATGTTATGTGCCATAATGTGCCTAAACGCACACTACATGATGTAGTCTACGTTATATGTATTTATGCCGTCAAGAAAAAAACTATTATTTTTGTGGCAATTTCGCCAGACTGTTTTATCTGTTCACTCGTTTAACGAAATCCATGAATTCTAGAACATCGTCTTCGGTCACTGAATCATCAGTCTTATTGTCACCATACTTGTGCTCAGGATCGTTCAGTTCATCGTCCTCCACATCAGTCATCAGATCTGCTGGAGCATCATAACGGTCGATGGACTCTTGTGGTGCGGCTGGAGCCGTGGCTGGTGGTGTTGTTGGGGTCACCGCAGGCTGACTGGCTGGCGCTGGTGCCGCCGCAGGCTGTGGTGGAGTGAGCTTGCTATAAAGTTCAGGATGGCGGTCTTCTATCCAATTGAATATTAGATCATTTGCAGGCTGTTCATGGCCTTGTGGCTCGGATGCTCGCTGCGCTAGAAGATCATCCAGGTCTGAATCAGACAAGAATGGTTCTAGTGCGTTAATAGCGTCAGTGCCGTCTACTCCCAGTTCTAAAGGCTTCTGTAGTAGATCATTTAGTTGTTTTATATCTTCGTCTGTGCGAGGGATCGCATAGGTGCCTTCGGATATCCCATCCATAAAACTCTCAAACTCTAGAGACTCAGGTGTGGCAATACTGTTCTGACGTTCGTTATAGACTCTGGCCACAATAGGCAGGGCCGCATCTAGACGATCGTCATAAATCTTACGCACAAACTTTTCTTTGAAACTTTCTAAATCGACTTCATCAGTCAGCACTGTTGCGCTGGGCTGGAATGTTTCTGCAAATTTTTTGTAACCGCGGCCACCTGCTAGTGAGCTCAAGTTACTGTGAATTTGACCATAGTAATCAATGGCTGCTTCCACCATCTGTGTGGTAGCACCATCTTCAAATGTTCTGCCGCGCATGTTACGAACAAAGCCGCGCAGGCTGCCCATCTCGTTAACCATTCTGACAATGTGTTCGCCTAGGGCATCGCCACGATCACCGCCGTGTTGCAAGTGTTGTGCCATGGCACGAGCACCCACTAGACTCTTGAATGGCATTAGCAATCGCTCGCCCAGTTCAGTTTCCACAAAGATGCTTTCGATGTTGCGACTGCGAGCACCACGTACTTCAGGATTGATTGCACTTTCGTGGCGCACGATGATGCGAGCCTTCTTCATCTCCTGATAACTGCGGCGGCGTGTGCCGTGCATGCCTTCCATCACTGCTGACTCTTTAACATCGCTCATTTTAACTTCAGCACTGTCATACGCTGTGTCAGACTTGCTTAGGTGACGCACGTCTTGTAAGTCTAGACCCGACTTGTTGATGTCACGAACATCAAAGCTCATCATGCGGCTACGTGCAAATTTACGCAAGTCTCTTAGGAAATTGTACCAGCCCTTCTTTTGTTCATCATGCAACTCATCACTCATGTCACGACTGAAGTACACTTTAAGCGAGTTCTGGTCTGCTAGACTGATAGTAACTGCGCCCAGCTTCTGATCTTCGTGTGCGTAGGTAAAGTTAAAGAAACGAGCTTGCTCAGGATCTTGTGTTGCTTTGGCTTTTTCGTCGCCCAAGCTGAGATCATCAAAGCCTGTGCGAATCTTGTCAAAAAGTGCCTGTGCGATATTGTCAACGTTAGTCATGGGTTAAACCTCTATGTTATATTTATTAAAAAACGATAACCGGTAGCGGTTCAATAAAGTTGTCCAAGTTGTCTCGCATGGTGGAATCGATGTCTGCGTCCCAGTTCTGTAGTGTTTGCGCCATTCGAACTGCCACCAGCATACTGGTAACCAGGTCATCAGTCTCGCCAGGCTTGGCAGCAAATCCAGCAGCCTGCGCCACGAAGCCTTTCAGCTCAGTGATCAGGTTTTTACTAGCAATCTTCATCTTCTTGGTTTCAATCAGACTCTTGAGCTTGGCGCAAGCAGCCAGTTTGGTTTTGTTGCTGGTGTTGAAACCCTTTCTGTAGGTTCTACCACCACCCATGCCCACCTTTTTAGGTTCGCTTAGGAAGATGCCCTTGATGTTTTCTTCACCAATCTCACGGATGCTGACTAGTGCGGCTTCACCCAATGTGTTGTTTTCCACGCTGTAGTATACACACGTCTGATCATGTATGATATCTGTGATATATTTGGTGATTTCGCTCATGATTCGCACTTGGCCTTGCACATCCGTCTTGTTATGTTGCCATTCTGCCACCTGCATCATGGTAGGCAGCTCTAGCACCTGAATGGCTGCGGGATCACCACCAGTACCCAGACTGGGGTCTAGTGCGACCACATACTTGCGACCCATCTCAGGTCGTTTGTACCAGCGTATCTGTCCCTGACGGAATGTGGGATCAATGCCAGCCATTTCACTTAATAAGATAGGATTGATCAGGGTCTCGTCGAAAATAATGAACTCACAGTCCATTTCTCGACGGAAACGTTCCTCACCAATCTGTGCTCGCTGTGCATCAGCCCACTTGTCGTCTCTGTCAGGGTGCTCACGCCAGTAGCTTCTGAAGCCTTTGAATCCGTTTACACCCAGTTCGGTCTCGTTGCCAAACTCGTCGATACATTTTTGTGACCCTTTCCAGATCTGAGCAAACTGGTCTTCGTCACTGTTGGGGGTGCTTGTGATAATACACTTACCACCAGTACTTAGTGTGGGCTGGATAGCAGTCCAGAATTCGGTAGCGATTGTGGGGCGGACGAAGGCAAATTCGTCCAAGTATAACAGTGAAATAGACATACCGCGACCGGTATTTTCTGTAGTAGTTTGTGCTACAATACGACTGCCATTTTCAAAACTAATGCTGCCTTTGTTGTAGTCCACAACACCGGCACGAATGTGGTTGGGACACGCTTCGTAAGCATATCGTATACGTTGCATGATCTCCTGTGCGCCCAGATATTTGTGTGCGGCAATCAGAATGGTGGAATCTGGTACGAACATGGCCTGCCACAATAAATACCCAGCAGCCGAAGTACTTTTACCGGTCTGTCTTGGCATGAGGCTGATACTGAACCTGTAATTGTGGTAGGTGTGAATAAGCCTTGACTGATATTCAAAAGGATTGTATAATAACTGACCCTTCATAGGATGCTGAATGTAGAAATAATTCGACATGAAGTATTCGGGGCCAGTTTTTGGATCCGCACACTTAGCTATTTCTAATATCTCTTGTGTTGACCAATTCTGCGACTTGTGGGCAGGCTTGATTAGAACACCATCTAAACTTTTGCTCATTTTTTTAAAACATCCTTGTATGTAATTACTTATATGTCTGATACACTATTGCTCAATATAGACCACACGCCCATCAGCCTGTTGCCTCTGAGCGTTATCGACTGGCAACATGCTATTAAGCTGATGTGGTTGGACAAAATTGTCGTTCTGGAAACTTACGACAACTGGACCGTGCGTTCCGAAAAGCTGGCGATTGAAGTGCCCGCTGTTTGTATCACGAAAGAGTATTTTCACTATAACAAGGTTATCAAGCTGAGTCGTCACAACCTCTACCTTCGTGACCTTTACCAGTGTCAATACTGTGCTGATACATTCGACACCGCTGACCTTACTGTGGACCATGTGGTTCCCCGCGCCAGCGGTGGAAAGACCACTTGGGAAAACGTGGTCACGGCCTGTCGCCCATGTAACAGTAAAAAGGCTGACAAGTTTGGTAAGCCGTTGCGTAAGCCTGTTCGTCCAGAGTATTACAGCCTGGCGAAGAAGTTGCAGACAACTCATTTCAAACCACGTCATCCCAGCTGGGAAAAGTACTTGAGTTTCTATCAGGCTAAACAAGCCAGATAGATCACTGACCCTTGACTGGCTTTTCGCCAGTGAGATACGGTTTGCTAAACCACAGTTGGAACCAGGCATCCGTGCCTGGTTTAATGTTGTGTTCTTTTTCCATCGCTCGTTTCTCTTGGGCTGTGTAACTGGGGTTACTGCCCAAGGGACTCATCACGCCTGTGCCAGTATCACTGTTGGGCACATTGCCTTCGGTTAATCCAGGCAATGTGGGTATGCCTGCGAGCTTTTTAATTTCTGCTAGATCCGATGGATCCATGTGTGCATCTGGGTCGCCAGATTCGCCTTGAGGTACAAAATGTTCACTGGTAATACGGTACTGCTTCATTAAACACCGTATTGATTTTTCTTACGACCAGGTACTGGGCTGGTCTTGTTAACTGAGTCATGCTCTTTACTGCCACGACTGGTCAGTTGTTTGCTGGTATATCCCAGCTTTTTGTGTGCCGCATTGATGATAGCTTCATCATGATCAGTGTAACAGATTGTGACCATGTCATCATGCGCTGGACCATCCCTAGTCATACCGTCCAGGTTGTCCGTGGCACCAGCCATGGCAACACCCAAACGATATTTGTGATAGGGATTGTTTGGACCAGTATCAGTGTTGGGCACGCCTGAACGTCTAGCACCAGGGATCGCATCTTTGTGATCCTGTTTTAGGTCCATCTGTTCCATAATTTCACGGAATCTCATTTAAACTCCGTACTTGTTTTTCTTACGTGCAGGCGTTGGGCTGGCTTTATTAGTGCCTGGTGCTTCCAGACTCTTTTTACCTGACCACTTGTTGGGTGATCCGGCACCCACTTGCTTGGCAGCATAATTGATCATGTCCATTTCTTCTGGAGTGTAGGTGGTCAACAAAGGATCACCACCAATCCAGGGCTCAGCGGCCATGGGGAAATTTGGTGCGCCAGCTAGAGCGATACCGAATCGATAGTTCATGTATGCACTACCAGTACTGCTGTTCATTGTGGGGAATGTACTGGCATTCTGCAATGCAGCCTGGTGGGTAGGGTCAATTTTCTGAACGTCTTCAGTAACGAATTCTCTAGCTCGCATGTTATTATACCTTACGCTTGATGCCTTCGTACTGTTGCCACAGACGTGACTCAGCTTCAGACATGGCCATGGGATTGTCACCACCCTTGTAGTTGTGCTTGTACATCTGCTTGGGTTTGTTTAGATCTCCACCTTGGTTGTTAATAGTGTTGGTATCAGTGTATTCAGGTGCTGGAGAATTGGCCATAGGCTCTTGTGCTTCTTCCATGTCGCCTTCTTCCTGGTCCATTGGAACCACTGTCACGCTATGGTGTTCAGCTTCTTCGTGGCCAGGTTGACCTTCACCAGCTGGTCCGCCAATGCCTGCCATCTTTAGCATTTGCATTAGTTCTTCAGCCGCTTCACCGTCAGCAGTGATGGTAACACTCTTGGTACCGCGACGTGTGTCGTGGCTGGTGCTGATGTTCATACCACCTTCTTGTTCTTCTTGGCCACCCATCATGCTACCGCCTAGTGGACTTTCATTACCACCCCAGCACTCATCAACTTTCTCTTTGTCTTTGATTGCTTTTTTCATGGGCTCTTTTTTGTCGCCATCTTTGTCCATGTCTAGGAAGTCAGGCTTGGCTTCATCTAGACCAGCAGCTTTGCGATGTGAACCGTGAACTTCATCCTTTTCAGACTCAATCTCACCGTCACCATCATAATCTTTTTTAGCTTTCTTTTCAGATTCACGAACTGATTGTCCGCTTAGACGACGCATTTCTGCGATCAGGTCTTCTTCAGCAACCACTTCGATGACTTCTTCACCTTCTTTAATTTCAGGTGCATCGTCAACTACACGAGCGCTAACAGCCTTAAATTTAGGATTGTTAGTAGCATTGCGCTTGGCTTGTTCTTCACTGCTAGCTTTAACACGGACATTCTTGGTCGTGCCGTCAGCACCTTCCAGTTTCACAGAATACAGTTGTTGTGCTTCAGTTACTACTGACTCTCTGCCTTCCAATGCGGCAAAAATGTCTAAAATTTTATACATACTCATTTGGCTTTTCCTTTAGGGGGTAATTTGGTTTTGTTTGTACCTAGGGTACTGGTATTGCCTTGAGGTAAGTCGTTGGTCGTTTTGCCTGTTGCATCACTCTTGGCTGCGAATTCGTATTTGATTGATTCTAGATCTTTAAGCATTTCCAACTGGCTATCTGTACGAGCAGACTTGGCGTCCACATCCTCCAGATCCTGTGTTAGTAAGCTCTTGCCAGTCTTTTCCAAGTTGACTGGGATCGAGTTGCTGTCCATAATTGCTGTGCGAACGATAAAGTTAGCACGGTCAATTCCAGCACGCTCGTGGATTAGGGTGGCCAGTTGCTCAGTGGTGCATGGGTATGACATCACAGCATCTAGCACATAAACTTCAATTGGGCCATGCTCTGGAAAATCCACTGGGTAGTCCTGCATGGGCAACTTGGTTGCTTTGGACAGTTTGTCTACACCGTAGGCTTCAATAGCATTCTGAATGCCTTCAAGCACTTCCTTGGTGGGTTCCATAGCCAAGCGAATTTTAAAAGGCCAGCTTTTTTCGCTTTCTAATAGATATTTGGTGAACGATTTCTTCATGATAGGTACCTGTATGTTTTATTTATCAGAGTTTGTTTTATTTTGTTCCAGAATCTGCTTGAGCAGATCCTCACGTTTCAGCACGATTCCATCGCCATCAATGGGTGATTCACCAGATGCTTTGTTAGCGGCTGCTTCAGCCTGCTGATCCAGACGCATCTTTTTCAGTTGCAAATCCACCATTCTCAGCTTCTTGTCCAGTTTGGCCTGCTTGGCAGTCACAGCATGTCCCAGTAACTGACTGGCAGTCTGGAAGATCACGCCGCTGAATCTGGGCTCTACATTCATACCCAGATCCATGAGATCTTGAAACTTGTCTTTGGCTAGCGTGGCCAACTCGTCCAGCTCGTTATCAGCTTCCACATCCAGGTCAGTTATACCAGGCAGTGCTCGGTCAATTTTGTCTGCCGCATTGCTGGCAGCTTCAATTATCTCTCGGTTGTCAGCAATAATTGATATCGTTTGTGCGTTTTCTTCCGTGTCAGGAAGTTGAAACAATTCCTCTAGCTTTTTTGTCATTGATCATAATCCTATTTTTTGCGCCCAGTGTTTACAAAAATGTCTTTTTCGGTAATCACTCTGAATTTCAGGCCCTGTGCTTTGCACCAGGCATTGGCCGCTTGCCACTTAGCCATATTTACGGCTACCATGGACTTGTCTCGAATACTTCGAGCTGACTCGAAACTGGTTTCTTTTGTGGGTTTGATTTCCACAACCTCAGCGTGTTGGCGGTTGTTCTTGTCGTTATAGACAATTAGGAAATCAGGCACGTAAATGGTCTTTTTACCAGTTAGTGGATTGACGTAGGGAATTCTGATGGCCTCGCTGGCCCATTGTGCTACTGCTGGATTGTTGTCGCAAAACTGGCAAAACACCAGTTCCCAACTGCTTCGATATGTAGGAAAGTTTGCCCCTATGTACTTGGCGAGGTTTTTGACTTGATATTGACCTCTTGCATATACACTCATGGCTTCACAGTACGTGCTACAAATTTGTTAGTGGTTGGCTGATTGGTTACACCCAGCATACTGGTAGGCACACGGGTGGAATTCAATATAAGAGCTAGATAGGTGTCCACTTCAAAATCCTGATAGCGATTTAAACTGTCTAATATTTCGTTAATGTTTAGGTTTTGAATTTTGGCAGTGTTAATTAATGCCGTTGCCATCACTCGTGCAGTGCTGGCGTCACCGTTGTTGCGTTGTTCAAAGAAGCCCACCACCGCATCCCAGGTGCCCTGGTTAACAATGCCTTTGGGTATGGTGGCATTATCAAAATAATCTGACGTCTTGTTCTTGACGGTCATGGGTAAGTTTGTTGGTGCTACCATTATATGTAATTAAAAATGTTACTGTAGTCATTATAACTGATAGAGAATCCAGGGGGCATCACATTAGGATTGCCACCGTTTCTGACTTTTTCCATCTGGCTGGCTGCTGATGCTGTCAGCTTATCTATCTCTGACTTTTTACTATTTATTGCGTCAATCTGCCTTGTCCGTGAAGCAATACTTCTCTTGCTGGAATCAATATCGCTCTGTATGCCATCAATTTCTGATTGTGGCAAGTTGTTTGCTTTTGCATCAGCCAACTCTTTTTCGTACTCAGCTAAATTACGTGTTGCACTTTCTTTAATTGCTGCCGCTTGTGATAAAATATTGTTCAATTCATTGTTAGCATTGTTTAGAGATCCGATGCCAATCTCAAACTGTGCCAATGTGCCGTTTACTACTGACGAAGGGTAGGTGCCAGGTGGTGATGGTTCTGGTGCAGATGTAGTTGGATTGACTGGTGCTTTGGTATTTGTGACCACTTGTGTAGATGTAACTTCCTGTTTGGCATCAATTGCACTTTGCTTGTCGGCAGCAGCCTGCAGGCTGGCTTGCGATGTAGTAAGTGCATCATCATGTATGGCTTTGACTTCAGTCTGTTGTAACACAGCGGCATTGTATGCTTGTTCGTTTTCAGGGCTTGGATCATTTGCAAAAGATTCGGCTGCTGATTCCACTGCCGCATCAGCTGACGCCAATTGAGCTTTGGCATTAGTTAATGAGCCCAAGTCTTTTTCTGACTGTGCTTGAAGGTCAGTTAATTCAGCAGTGTCTGCGGCGCTAACATCAGTTCTGCCAGATTCATTAATAAGGTCTTGTAAACGAGCCGATGCTTCTGAATGACGTGCTGTTATATCTAGCAATTCAGTTTGTGCGGCATCAAGAGAGTCTTTTGCCATTTGCAACGCATCAGCATTTTGATCTGATGGATCTTCATCTAATGCAGCCTGTGCATCATTAACTGCCGCTTGCGCTAGATCCACTTGAGCTTGAGCGGCCTGTAGCTGATTATCAAGATCGTCAACCTCTGCTTGCAATGTGGCAATGTCTTGAGTCTGTGTTTCTGTTGCTGATTCAGTACTTTGATCAGCATTCATAGTAGACGTGGCTTTACCAACTGGTGTGCCATTAGTAGTCACGCCAGCCGCTGATCCGGCAAGAGTGGTAACTGAATCATCAACAGCAGACCCTTTAGTCAAGAAATCAGTAAGGCTGCTGCCTGTGGTATTTGCAGTGCCAGGGAATATGAAACGGTTTACTGGACTGGATTTATTACGCAGTTGGTCTTTAAGCACTGAGTTCAGTTCGCCCTTGATCATGCCTTTGATATCAGCGCCCTTCATACTGGACACAGTACGTGCCAATTTGAACAATCCAGTACCAAAATTGTTTTTGCTAAAGTCGTTGGAAATTTCACTGGCAGACTCTAGTACACCGCCTGGGCCCAATATACTACGTGTACCACCACCAGCTGGTGTTAATGGGCTAGGACTCTTGTCATAATGTGCATTAGCGAATCCGCTGACTGTGTTTTCTGATACGTTGCCATTGAACAGTTTGAAGCTTTCATAACCAATACGCATGGTGATCTGAACTGTTTCACTACTGCTATACGATTGTTCACCACCCTGGAATGATTCAATAAACGGATTGATCAACAACCACTCGGTATATTTCTTTTGTTGTAACTGATAGATACTGATACCAAACAGATAGGGGTCTTGCCCTTTGGGACTGTAACCCCAACTGTTTTCAGTTCTCTCGCCATACTTGCTCTTGCGGTCAACAAATGCACCCAGTTGGGCATTATCACTGTCACGGTAGTAGTATGAGTAATAGTCAAACCAGAACTTCTTGACCAGGTCAGCACTGTCGTCATGGAACGTCAGTGTGATAGGTTCGTATTTGATCTTGCTCTGGTAAATGTTGGGACGATTGTAGTTGTTCAGTGTCTTGGTATCGACAGTGAAATTGGGAAGACTTACACTTTTAACCAACAGACTCAACTCTGTGTTTAGAGTTGGGTCTGGATTATTTTGCAGTGCTTTGGGATTAACATAGAAATAAACATGGAACAAATGTCCATATTTGGGTGCTAGACGATAACTGTCTGCGACAAAAGTCGCGCTGGCATGTTGCCAATCGTGTATACTATCACCCGTGGCAATTTCTTTAAAAAAGGTTTCAACGAAGTTTGCCACGGTTTACCTATTAACCAGTGATAGTACTGCCGATTGTTCTTCCTACTAGTGTGCCCAAGCCAGTTCCGCTTGGAGTTTGTAGTGCATTGTCAAAGCGCAGTGTTAGAGCAATGGTAACTGGCTCGTTTGTGCCGTAGTTAACATCACCGTAGTCTGCTGCCTGAAGCATACAACCGTACATTTCCCATGTTTCTAGAACGTTGGGAGTATTTGCTCCGTTACCACCGTCCAGGATTTCCAAACGTGTGATAAATTTGTAATCAATACCTGAGCTAGCAGAACTTTGTTCCATGAAGTCGAATTGCTTCTGTAACTGTTCACCAACCAGCTTGCTTACGTTACCAACTGCGTCATCACGCAGAGTACATGTAACAGTTTCCCAGGTGTATTTGCCAGCTAGGTAAACTTTACTGTTGTAGATTGGGATTTCAATTTCTTCAAAACTAACTGAAGGACGCTTGAAGTCCATAACTTGTTTTGTAAGTTCAGTCTTTGGCTGACTTACACCGAAACCCTCAAAGCTCACTCTAAAGCGATATTTGAGTTTTGGCATCAACAGACCCTGTGTGCTAGAACTCTGATCGCTAGCTAGGGGTACTGTGAATCTTGTTAAACTTGCAACTGCCATTTTGTATGCTCCTATATATGGTATTTATGCCAACCTGGCCATGTTTCCATAGCCAGGTTTTTCACTACCTTAAATTGCCCCAGTGTTCATCACACGGATTGGAATGTAGATAAATTCCACACTCTTAACTGGACTAATAGCAATATCAACATACAACTCGTTGCGGTCAATACGGCTTGGGGTGTTGTTGCTGGTGTCGCAAACAACAACATAGTCGTAAATCGCACGTTTTGCTACCAAGTCGTTCAACAAACCTTCTGTGGCTTGTTTGATCTGATCACGGATGATCTTGTCGTTGGGTTCGAAAATATAGCCTTTGGCCATAGTGTTCAAGCTCATACGCAAGTATGTAATCAAACGTGCTACGTTAATGCGATCCAATGCACTGGTTGTACCACTGCGTGTCTTGTTACCGTAGTTACACAAACCAACACCGTTCAAGAAGGTCAGTGGGTTCACTGCATTTTCATACAATGTATCACGTAGGCCTTCGCTAACACCAATCTTAACCAACTCACCAGACTCGGAATCAATGTAACCAAGTGCTGTTGCGTTGTCGATTAGACCGCGGCGTACACCAGCTGGTGCAAACCATGGATAGCTGTTGGCGTCACTCTTGATTAGAGTGCGTAGTGCCATGTGACTTGCTGGCACAACCACAGCGTTGCCACTTAGGTCGTTGCTCAATCCGCTTGGATAGAACACACCCAGGTATGCACTGGCTGTAGCTAGACCGTCAACACCAGCATACTTGCTGTCGTTGTTTACCCAGTTTAGAATGTCTGAGCTGGTTGGTGTCAAGCGCATTGGGCTATCACCAATAACGAAACCAGTTTCCTTACGATCAGTGTTCAATGCAACCATGTTGGCAATAGTTTCTGGGTAACCAGGTGTTGCAAACAAGTTGATCACACGTTGTTCTTCACGGATCTCAGTGCTAGTATCCAGTGCTGCCTTTAGTGCTTCAACAACCATGTTGCGAACTGCCTGGCGACCACCGTACATGCTACCGTCATCTTTGTTGCCGCTGACAGTTACCCAGGCGCTATCAACATCTGGTTGTACTTCATCAGGGAATGTGGTGCTGTAGTAGTTAGAACGGAATTCTTTAACGTTGTAACCTGAACGGCGTGTATTCCACAGCAACATACCACGTGGGTACAATGCAGGATTTGGAGCATCAATATCCAAATAATCGCTTTCTAACAAGTCAGTGATCAGTGGTTTAGCATCCATAATTGGATCTGTTGTACCATCTGTGTCCCAACGTGCATCAGCAAATGCAATACCGTTTGAGCTGGTTTGGTCTGTCTTGTCAATATAAACCCACTGGTTACGTGAGCTTACTGTCTGATAACGATACAAACGTGGGTAATCTTCTAGACCGGCTGCACTTGTATCCAACCACAAGTCACCCAATACTAGTGCAGAACCATCGCTCTGTACTGTGGGCTCGCTAGCGGCAGCAATAACACCTGCTGGATCTGTGTTAGCTAGGGTATAACCACGGATATCTTTTACAATACCACTGCTGTGGTAGCCGCGCCAGTCAGTACCATCATGAATCATGATGTCCACTTCGCTTGGTGTACCGAAATACCACTTGGTGCCATCAGCTGGATCAGCCACAGGTTGTGTATTACTTGCGGTGTATGTCAACCACTTGAATCCACTGTATTCATATACTGAATTGCCAGAAGGATTGATTGCTTCAACACCATCAACTGATGTAGGAATGTTCAAATTAGCAATCACGCTACCGCTGCCTACATCAGCAAACTTAATTATACCACCATATTGGTGGCTGATAGTAACTGTGCCATCAGTATTAACTTGAGCGCCGATACCCCATGGGCTAGCACTTAGTAAATCGCCTACAAAAGCCTCAGCATCAGTACCAGTTAGTGTAACACGAATAGGTAGTGTATAAGTTGCACTACCAGTACGAGAAGTGTACACATCAAACTGATGTCCAACAGTGAATGTTGGTGCTGTCAGACTGGTGAACGACGTTGCACCAGCTTGGAAGCGCACACGCAGGCGCTGTGTAGCAGACTCGTAACCCAAAGCAGTATAACTGCTGTTGTCATGTGCATAAACTGTACCAACAGGAATGTTAATACCGCCACCAGCCGCATCGTTTTCATAAATGAATTCAACGTCATCTGCATGATCTTGTGTGGCAATTCTGTTCCAGCTTGCTGAACCAGTTAGATACTGCTTGACCACCAGGTTAGTACCTTCGTTGACCGCAGTGCGCTTGCGCCATACGCTGCCAGTTGGGCGTGGTACTGAATCGTCAGCATACCAGTCAGGGATCACAGTGTGATCTGAACTGTGGAAGTCAGGGTTAATGTATGTGCCAGCAGTGATACCCAGTGTTGACAATGGTGTACCAGAGCTGTTGCTGATAGAAATTTTACCGTCTTCAGTTGCACCATTACTCATGGCATCTGGAGATGCATACAAATACAACTTGCTAGACACACTGCGAGCAGTAACACCAGCAATGTTGGCTGAGTTAATGTTGCTAACAATAGTTGTCAAAGCACCACCAGTAAATGTGACAGTTGCTGTGTTAATTGTTACTGCTGTATTGGCTGCAACGATGGGACTAGAAGCAGTACCAATAATTGCGGCGCGGCTGATTTCCCAACCAGGGCTGCCAACCAATTGCCATGTGTTGTCATAACGCTTGTAGTACAATGGGTTGTTTACGTTAGATGCAACCACTGCATAAGCACCAATTGCACCAATGCTGGCTTTGGGCACACCACCGTCTAAATCTGCTGTGTCAGTAATAACGATTGGGGTGATAGCACTGAAGTTCTGAGTGGTTTTATTCCACTCGAAGTAACCCCATGCTGTGCTGGAAGTATCTAGCCAGTATGTTTCGTCTGCTACAGCACCTGTAGGACGAGTTGTTGTTCCAACCAGTTCAGCTGTGTCAATGTCAGCACGTAACACATAAGCGCGGTTTGCCACGCCCAACATGCTGTATGCTGCCAATAGACCATATTCGTTCAACTCATAGCCAGGAATTGGAGTACCTGCGCTGTCAGTGTAGAATTTGGGGTTGCCATATAGTGTAACTAGTTCACGTTGACTTGTGACCAGTGACACTTTATTAGCATTTGCTTTGGTTGTACCAGCAGCGGTACCAGTACCTGCTGCATTGGTTTTATCTTGTTCAGTAGCGATGACCACTAGAGCAGTTGTTCCGCCTAGACTTGGTGCATAATTGCTTTCGTCGCTAATTGTAATTTGTACGCCGGGGCTAACTAATGCCATGGTTCGGGTTCCTTTAAAAAAAATAGTCTAATATATTTATTTGGTGATGCCAAAAAGGGCTCGTAATAAGTACCTTTGGAAGGTTTAATACCAAAAATGCTCAGACCAATTTGCAAATCATGTAAGAAAAATGTGGCCGCTGTGAACTACATAGCAGAAGGGGTGCATCACTATCGCAGTGAGTGCGCTGCCTGTATCAGAAAAAGTAAAAAGCTAAAGAGACAGAAGCCAGCCTGGGTTCTGGCTGGCTATAAGATGAAACCCAAATGCGAAATGTGCGGGTTTACTGCCAAGTATCAGGATCAGTTGTCAGTGCATTATGTGGACAACAACCACAAAAACAACAACAAGACCAATCTAAGAACAGTGTGCCTAAATTGTCTTGTTGAACTGACTAAATCTGTTACTGGCTGGCGTCGTGGGGACTTAACACCTGACTTGTGAGCTGGTCGTACAGTTCCTGGATTGATCCATTGTTGTCAATCACGTGGTCAAACTTGGTGCCCACCCAACTGGTCTCACTAGCATGGATTCCCAATTGGTTCAGCTTACGTTCGCTTAGAGCCCAGGTGGTATTGCCCTTGGGTCCACGATTGAAACTGATGGCAGCATCGTACCATTCGGGTTCTGGTCCACGCACCACTCGAATCACTTTACCACCAGCCCGTTTGATTGATGCAATCTCGTTGGGAAAGCGGCAATCGCTGATAACCACATTGTCCTTGGTAGTACGCAGTTTGTTCTCCAGGCTGGCAATCCAGATATCATCATGGAATCCTCGGCGGCATACTTCTGTGCCCCAAAGTTGTAGCATTAGACGTGGAGTAAGATTGGGCATGTTGAGGCGTTCAGCCCACCAGGGGTCCACTTGCTCACGCCACTCACGGGCTTCTTTGGTTCTGCCCTCTAGCAGAGTACGATCCCAGCCAAACACAGAACTGACTGCATCTTTAAGTGTGTTGGCAAAACTTTCTCTACGAAATTCGTGGAAGTTTACTAGATAGTCGGCAATAGTGTCTTTGCCCGATGAAATAAAACCGCAAATACCAATAAGCATTGTTGATGTCCCCTACAGTGTATATATTGTAGCGGAACGTCAACAAATAATATAGTGGTCTGGTTAAATTACCCTATCACAAACCACATGGGGTCTGATCCGTCCACATACAGTTTTAGATCTTCTTCCAGTTTGTCCATGATAGCTTGTGCTTCCTGCTTGAGTGCGGCACCGTTTAGACTTGAGCCGCCCTGTGGACCAGCAATGGTGCTGAATTTTTCACGAGCTTCGCCCACACTGTACTTGACCAGCGCATACGCATACTCTTGCACCCAGGGATAGATCATGTGATCGCTCAGTAACGCAACATCAGGGCGATAGTTGTGTGTCCACAGCAGAACGTCTTCGCCGTTCTCAGGTATTTTACGTGCAATGGTCAGTTTCTTGCTGACTGGATCAAAGGTAAACAGAATATGTCCACCAAACATACGCATGGCCAGCTCTTGATACTGACTGAACAGTTCGTAGTTCAACAAACCGCCCACTCGTCCAGCTACCAACATGTAAGTGTTTAGATACCCACTTGCAAATGGCTCAAACTGGCTGGCAGTTGTGCCAGTAACGCTACCAATACCACGACGATATATCTGCTTGACAGTCATTATCTCGTCTGGCAGTGTGTATTCTTGTGTTTCTTTAGTTAGACTCAAGAATGCGTAGCTTTCTTCCTGACTCTTGGGTGCTCGTTGACGATACTTACGCAGGGCCTGGTCGATAGCAACCTCGTAGTGCTCTTTATCAGCCTCGATATCAACCATACCATCGCCCATGCGTAGACGAATGTAATCAACTATGTCAGTGCGAAGTCGTTCAACTGTAGCCATTTAAAAAATCCTATAATTGGTATTTATAGGATTAGGCACAGTGTTACAGTGTAAGCAACAGCACAACATCTTCGCTGATTCGCCCGTTCAGCTTAACTTCTGTAGCTTTGATAGTGCTCATGAACTTGCGTTTGTTGGGCTTGCTGGCTTTCATCAGCTCGGGAATCTGCGTTTCAGGCTTACGCAGTGTCTTGCATACACTTTGCACTTCATCGTAGCCCACAATGCTGGTACCTTTTACACTGAGACCACCGTGATGGCTGTCTGCTGTATAACGACCCAGCTTGCGTGTTTTAGTGTTAAACACCCAGAGCTCTTGTGCGCCCAGGATGTCAGCAGGGTTGATACTGACCAGCTTGAGCGGCTTGTGCTCTTTGGCATACTTCATCTTGCCAATCAGCTTCTCTTTGCTAGGCGCTTTCTTGACTCGTGCTTTCTTAGTAGCCTTCTTGACACCACGATACTGCTCAATAGCGGCCATCAGCTGATCCATCCAGGCATAGATGCGTTTGTAGTCTGCTGCCTTCAGGTGTTTGTAGCCTTCAACCAGTTGTTCGTCCTCTTTAGCCTGTGCCGATTGCAGTTCAGCACGACGAGCATTGTACAGAGCTTCATACTTGCCCAGCTGACTCTGCACCACATTGTTGGCAGTAAGGAATTCGTAAGGTAAAAACTTGTCGCCAGTGTTTTCCAGCATGGCGTCGTACATACCTTCCAGCTCACCAATAATTTCACTAGTGCGCTCTGCCAGTCGATCCTGAATTGTGGGGGTATACACTTTGGGCTTTTCCACTGGCTTGGCTTCTTCCAGTGCTTCTGGTGCAGTATTCTTGATAGCATCCAGAACTTCACTATGCAAGTACTCAATATGACGTTCACGAAGCGGCATGCCCACAGAATGTGCTTTGGCAATGCCACACGCTGTCATGGACACCAGTTTTTCGTGACCACGAATAAAGTGACCCAATTGTTCTTTAGTGTACTTGCCAGAATTCTTAGCCCAGTCCACCAGATACTTTTTCAGATCCTTCTGATTGTGGTAATAATTATAAAAATTCAGGCTGGATCTGAGGTGATGGTCAAATTCTGGCTGGTCAAAATTCATAGCCCGCTCAGTGTCCCAGGTGGGTTCTGGGCCTGTGTACTTGACGTCAGTATAAAGTGCAGTTCGAGCGGGTTTCTTAGTAGCCATTTTTGTGCCTCAGGGTGGGTAATAAACAGTAATTATAGCGCCTTTTGGGCCACATGTCAATACCCGACTCCTTTGCATGGTTACTGGCTTCGTGCAATAAATATCTGATAATAGGAACAAATTGTGCCCAGACTCTCACTTTGGAAAGAAGGTAAACATACCAACGATTATAAATTTTTTGATCGTCGAATATCAGAAATGTTCACGATCGGCGGTACAGGTGTGAATCTTCACAAGTACCTGGGTACACTGGAACAGAACACCAGAAAAACCACAACGGCTGCCTCATCTATTGGCGATCTAGAAATCACTGTAGCTGATGTCGCCAATATCAGCGTGGGTCAGTATGTAACTGGCACTGGCATCACCACTGGTACCAAAATTGGTGCCATTTCAAGCAATACCATAACACTTACCAAACCACTGACTGGTGCTGTGGGTGTGGGTAACATAGTGATGTTTGACTCTGTATTAGATTCCACACAGCCCAATTACACAAACCAGAGTGAAAAGAACATTCAGGACTTGTTTTTCCTAGAGAACCGTGACCGCAAGTATGATACCAGCGTGTACCCCATGCGTGGTATCTATCAGGTCACTGATCAGGATTTTAACTTGAGTCAGTTCGGCTTGTTCCTAAATGCCAACACTCTGTTTATCACTTTCCACATCAATGACATGCTGGACAAGATGGGTCGCCGCATCATGGCAGGTGACGTGTTAGAGTTGCCCCACTTGAAAGATTATGATCCGCTGGGTGCTGAAGACATGCCAGCGGCTCTCAAGCGATACTATGTAGTACAAGAGGCCACTCGAGCTAGCGAAGGCTTCAGTGTAACCTGGTGGCCTCATCTATGGCGTTGCAAATGCACACCCCTGGTGGACAGTCAGGAATATCAGGACATTCTGCAGACACTCAAGGCCACCGACGATCCAGACAGCCAATCGCTAAAGGACCTGTTGAGCACTTACAATAAAAACATTCAGATCAGTGATGCACTAATAGCGCAAGCTGAAGCTGAACTACCACAAAGCGGTTACGATACCACCAGCTTGTACGTGGTGCCACTAAATGAAGACGGTAGCCTGGGTAATCCAGAAGGCCCAAGCATGGATCAATCAGTTAACTCCGGTTCTGGAGAAACTGTTAACCTAGATGCAACTACTCCTGACAAATCGCAGCCAGCTTACTTAGGTGGGGATGGTATTCCGCCCAACGGTTGGCCAGCCACTGCTGGTATAGTATTCCCTGAAGATCCAGTGGAAGGTGATTACTGCTTACGACTGGATTATGTGCCCAATCGCTTGTTCCGTTTTAACGGCGCACGTTGGAACAAGGTGGAAGACAGTGTGAGAACAACAACAGGCATGGCAACTAACACCACACTACAAGGCAGCTTTGTAAATAACGCAGGCACCTTTACCGATTTCAACGGTCAAGAACGCAAAAAATCGCAATCGCTAAGTAAAGCATTGAGACCAGAGGCAGACAATTAATGTTACAAGATTTCTTTTACGATGAACAATTAAAACGTTACATACTACAATTTGTAAAATTGTTCAGCAGTTTCCAAGTACAGTATGGTCAGGATCGAACTGGCCAACGTACTTTGCTGAGGGTGCCAGTCAAATATGGTGACACCAGTCGCCAGGCTGCCACTATTATTGCTGGCAACTCTGAAAACGTGATGGCCAGTGTGCCCATGATCAGTTGCTATATCAGCAACCTGCGCTACGACCGTGAACGTGTACAGGATCCTTCATTCGTCAGCAACATGAGTATTAGACAGCGAGTGTATGATCCAGTAACAGACACCTATGGCACAACACAGGGCAATGCGTTTACTGTGGAACGACTGATGCCAGTGCCACATACTATCGAAATGAAAGTGGACATCTGGACCAGCAACAGTATGCAAAAGCACCAGTTAATGGAACAGATCTTGTGCTGGTTTAATCCCAGTGTGGAATTGCAAAGCACTGACAACTATATCGACTGGACCAGTTTAACTGTTGTTGAACGTAAAGATATCACCTGGAGCAGCCGTACGGTGCCCGTGGGCACTGATGACGCCATTGATATCGCCACTATCACATTTGAAATTCCCATCTGGTTAACTACCCCAGCTAAGGTTAAGAAGCTGGGCGTTATTCAGAAACTGGTTGCCAATGTGCGTGATGCACTGGGCAACTTTGACACAAACAGTGTTGAAGGTGGCCCACTGTTGGGACAGAAACAAGTGACAGTTTTAGATTACGGTGTGCTGTTAATTGGCAACCAGCTTCAATTGTTAAAACAGGAAGATCTAGTCACTGAAGATAACGATAGTGTCAACGTGGGAACCAAAGTTGGAACTAGTGACGACTGGCACAAGCTGGTAAACCTATATGGTATTCTAACTGATGGTATCAGTCAGGTGCGTTTAATGCAGGACGATGGATACACCGAGGTAGTGGGCACTGTGGCATACCATCCCACTGACAGAAACATCCTGCTGTTTAGTATAGATGCTGGAACTAAACCCGCCAATACCATGCCGCCGATTGATGCAATTATCAATCCGTTACGATCTGGTCCAGGTATTGGATTACCATTACCTACAGAGGGCACACGTTATCTGTTAACAGACGATATTGGTAACTTTGACAACCCAGAAGGTCCTGACGCCTGGGCTAGTGGTGATGGCAGTAGCATTGTTGCACATGCTAACGACATTATCCAGTGGAGCAACAATCAATGGGACGTGATATTTGACAGTCAAAACAACGACACATTACACTATGTGAGTAACAAAACTACCGGTCTCCAATACAAATGGAAAGACGGGTTCTGGAGCAAGAGTTATGAAGGTCAATACGAGGGAGGACAGTGGTCTCTAGTTCTTTAACAAGTGCCGGTGCATTGGTCTATTGCACCAGTACTCAACGATATCTGTTTTTACTACGCAACGGTTCCAAATATGCAGGCATGTGGGGACTAGTGGGTGGTAAACTTCAACGAAACGAATCAGTTATTGACGGTCTGCATCGAGAAATCCAAGAAGAGCTAGGGCATGTTGAAATGTCTCGTGTTATTCCGTTGGAAAAATACGTCAGTGACAATGACAAATTTGTCTATCACACATTCCTGGCTATAGTAGAGCAGGAGTTTGTGCCCACACTCAACGAAGAGCATCGTGGCTATTGCTGGTGTTCATTAAATGACATTCCCAAGCCACAGCATCCTGGGCTCTGGAAAACTTTCAATCTGGACAGCGTGGCTGAAAAATTAGCCACTGTGGAAAATACACTCAGCTCAGTTCAGGCCGTGCTGTAAACAATATTCAGTAAGAATACGTTCCTTGTGCCATTCGCCGCCTTGTGGCGTGTCGGCAAATTCCTGGAAACAGGGGGTGCCTAGCGTATAGTGTAACAGTTTAGCATCAGGATTGGCGCCGTATTCATCGGGCAACCAGTTCCATTCCTTAGGCAATTCGCCAATGCGTTCATCATCAATCCAAGTGAAACGATGTAACTCTGCACCAGTGGCTTTTTCGATAAATGCTGGCGTCAGTTTACGATTGGGGTAACTGTTACAGTTCCACAAAATCACACTGGACCAGTTTTTACGTGGGTAGTCTTCATTTTTAGCACCCAAGTATTTGACAGGCATACGAGTTTTGTAATCGTGTTTGACCACCATGACATCTTTATCCAGCTGTCTCATTTCCCACAATTTGGTAATATCATCACGCACAATCATGTCACCATCCATAAAGATAGCCCAGCCTTCATACTTCATCAAATGCGGTACTAGGAAACGACTGTAGATAAAATGATTGCTGCCGTCAGTATGAGTCTCTGTGTAGTCTTTGAACAAGTTTAGTGCCAGCGGAATAATTTGCACTGGCTGACTTGCATGACGAATAATACTGTTGGCACACGTATGGAATGCGATTGCTTCACGTGGATCGTAACCGATAAAGACTGGTATCATTTTAACTCCGGCACATAAACATCAAATAACAACAAGTTGCGTTCAATACCTGGCTCTACTGGTTCAACACCATGCCAGCTTTTGTCGTTCTTAAAGAATGCAAACATGCTATTGGGCAAGTAGGGCATGGTGGCAAAGCGAGTAAAGTCTTTGTATCTATAGTGTGGACCACCTGGGCACGTCATACCCTCACGTTTGGGTGCATACATACTGGTACCCAGGTCAGGCCGACTGCTATCAGGTGCTAGATAAAACAACACAGTGATCACTTTACTCTTGCTGTCGGTGTGTGGGCCCAGCTCGTAGCCAGTGTAATCACGCACATACAGACTTTCAAATTTAGTGTTAACACGAGTGCCCAGTCTGCGTTCTACAAAAGTGGAAAACTTGTTTAAGAACACATCTCTAAGCTCTGGTGTAATTAATTCAGTAGCAGCCTGCATCCAGGGTGTTCTAATCGCCTCAGGCAGTGGGTCAATAGTTTTTTCGTTTACTGGCAACACAATACGATTGTCTTCAGGATTGTCTTTGGGATTGCCTCCAGTAACAATCACCCGCCCCATGCTAGTCAACGTGGCTAGGCTTTCTTTCTGTGGCTGGTTTGCCACCAACTGATTGTAGAACTCCTGTGGCAGTGCATCTTTGATGTAGATGTAGGGATAGGGTTCCTCAATCAGCTCAGTGTCTTGAACTTTTTTAGCTAGATAATTAACTACGGCGGAACACATACTCTGCTACTCCTTTAAATGCGCCAGCCTTGCGTTCTGCTTCCTGGACTTGTTGTTTGTCATATGTGAACCCTAGACGTTCTAGAGTTGCCACCATGTTCATGTGCTCAGACAAGTTCTGATTGGTTTCAATCAGCAGGCTCTGCACATTGGGCAATATTAGATCGCCGCCTTGTATAATCAGATGTTCAATACCGTCCACATCCAGTTTGATATGATGTGGTGCCGGTACACCCAGTTCCAGAATATCATTTAATGTGATAGTGTATGCACCCTGCTTGTATGCAGTCTTGGCTGGATTTAGATTGTGGTCTGTTTCCTGTCCCACTGTATGACAACTGCCGCCAGCGATAAACTGGCTCAGGTTTAATTTACTAAACCCACGAGTGTTGCTTATGGCCAGTGGATATGCTGTCACATATTTGTCCACGTTGTTCAGTTTGATGTTCTGATTGAGGATGGCATAGTTCTGACTTTCGGGCTCGAACGCAAACACACGCACACGCTTGGTCACTGCGGCAAAGATAGTATACATGCCCACGTTGGCACCAATGTCGATCATGATCTCACCTGGCTTCATGCTGTTCAACCATTCGATAGTAATGGGCTCTTTAGTAAAGATGGTTTTAACACGAGCCGATGTTACATCGTTGGGAGTGGCATACAGTATGTTAACACCGCGGTGTTTAACTGCTTGCACTTCCTGACGTTCAGGTTTTGGTGCAGCCGCTGGCGCTGGTGTCGCTGTTTCAGGAACAGGTGCTGGCTTGGCTTTCTTGACAGTGCGTGGTGATACCACAATGTGAAGTTCGGCACCGCTGACAATGGTTTTTGCCACGTTAAAGTATTTGCTGAGAAATTTAGTCCACCATTCTTCACCTTCCTGAATCAAGTGGGCGTTGCGACCGTCTGGTAAGAACTTTTGTGCTGGTCCTGTATGTACAACAAAGTAACCGATCTCTTTGGTAACTCGCGCCAGGTCAAACAACACGTTGGGCAACAGTTCAGGCTCAATGTGTTCCAGCACGTCTGTACATACAACCAGGTCTGCTGGACGAGCGGCTTCGTCTTTACCAGGTACTGCTGGGTCATATTCCCATATGGGATATGGCATCTTCTTGGCTAAAGTGCCCTTACCACAGCCATAATCCAGCACAGAAGTGGTGTTTATGCTCTTGGCTAATTTGACTACCATGTCCACACGCTTTTCACCGCTAGTGCCGTAAGAAAGGTTTTCTTCATGCAACTTGCGATTCATCTCAGCATACTCTTTGCTGATCACTGGATCTGACTTGTAGGCAATCTTCTTGACCTCACGATCCTTGTAAGCCTCAGCCAACTTAGTTTTGGCCATGTGCTGTACTAGGCCGTCACCGTATAATGTAACAGTCAGGTCGTGTATCTCATGCACTTCATGGAAAAACTGACGAGCATATTCAATCATAGCGTCAGTGGCACGGAATGTCCTGCCATTAAATGGTACCTGACGGAATGTTTTGGGTGTCTTGGGGTGCTTGGTGGCATGGGTAGTGCCGTCTTCTAGTACGCTACAGTCCATACCAAATATGTGTTGATTCTTGAAACCCAAGAAACGGGCCACTACCATGGCTCTCAGTCCCACGTTACTGCCACCGGTAAGAATCCATTCACCACGTGGGTAATGATTAGGGATGTCGTTCTTGTTGGTGTTGCTGCCGTATACGTGCCACAGTTTGACGTTCTGACCTTCTAGTAGATCAAACACCTTGGGGTGGCAACAACTGGCCATCAGATATTCCACATCCTCGTGTGGGGTGCCAATCAGATCGGCTTTGTGTGCTTGTGGATCAGCATCCACATGCCAGGTGGGGATGATTCCACGTTCGATTAAAAACTGATGGGCACCAGCACAGCTGATGATGTATTTGAACTTTTTAATCTCTTCCCAGGTGTCATTTAGACTGGGCCCAAAAGCCACAATGGCAATGGGTTCGTCAGTGTCCTCGCCAGGTTGAATACGCCCAGGGATACGTGCAATGGCTGCTCGCATCTGGGCGTCTCGTAGTTCAGGGCTAATGACGTAATGAACTTTGGGTTTTTCGTTCTCGATATCGAATACTTTGTCTGTTTTGGCCATATTAATTTATTGAAAGATATTGCATTGTACAGCGTATTTACCGCAAATGCAATACCTAATAAATTAATTACATTCGGCCCACAACCACTTCGATAGTTCCCACAATATCGCTGTCATAATTGCCCAGTGCTTTACCAATTACTGTACCAATTAGTGGCGCACCAGCATAAGTGGCAACACCAGGAATATGGCTAGTAACCAGCATGTCACCACGACGGATCTTGCCAACCACATTACATGGTACTCGACCTGTCAGCGCAACTGCTACACCATTTTCCAATCCTGCGTTCATCAAATAAGCTGGTTCGGTTGACACCACACCAACTACACGGCTGTCAGCTAGTGTGGTACTGATAGTGACTTCGCTAGTTGTACCAAACACCACCACAGTGCCAGGACTGTAAGGGGCGTCGCTGGTATACTTTTCTGCCAAGTCGGCGTATTGTGCAGTAGTTGCTTTGGCAAAAACAGTGTTAAAAGTCACTGTAGCAGTACCAATGTTACCAACACCGTTGGATCCTGAGTTAACAATAGCTGTTACGTTGTTTAGAGTGTTGAGCAACAAACTGCCAGTGGTAGTGATGTTACCACTAAAACTGGGACTAGCCTTGGGTGCGTATGTAACTGATACTGAGTTACTCAATGCACTGATCAGGTTACTCAATGCATTATCTGCACTTGTTCTATTGGCTATTTCCAATGACAGTGCATTGCTGACGATTGATACTGCATTGCTGACTGTATCAATGCGAACACTCAATGCGTTATCTGCGCTTACGCGATTAACTGTCTCAACTGACAGCGCCTGGCTGACGATTGATACTGCATTGCTGATGGTATTATCTGCGGCTATACGAGCCGCAGTCTCAACACTCAATGCTTGACTAACAACTGACACTGCATTACTGATGGTATTATCTGCGGCTATACGAGCCGCGGTTTCTACTGACAGTGCCTGACTAACCACAGACACTGCATTGCTGACAGTATTA